AACATCATGGCGGCAGAGCTCATCAACGGCGAAGTCATCGACGACGAGACGTGGAACTTCGTCCGCGACGAGCTCGAGACCGGTTGGCACGCCAAGGCCGCCCTGGCCGCCGGGCGCCAAGCCCGCATCGCCGCGGCCAATGCCCGGCTCGAGAGCGCGCACATCGAAGGCATCGGCCAGCACGTCGCCAGTATCGACCTCATGGCCTGGACCGATTGGGAGCGCCGGCACCCCGGCATCACCGGGCAAAAGGATTGGCTCCATAGCCTCCTGCGCGACAACCCCGAATGCCGCGTCAACTCCGTCTCCCCGAAAACCCGCGTCAGCTTCGCCGGTCTCGACGGCAAGCTCGGCTCTGAAGCTACCAGCTCCTCACTGTCCTAATGTCCGCCTACGACCTCACCGCCATCCCGGACCCCAAGACGATCCGGCAATACATCTTAAACATCCAAGAAGCCGAGTCCGACGTCTCCGGCTTCCTCGAGAAAAAGCAGCGCAACTACGAAGTCCGTCACGCCCTTTGGGCCGGGCAATCGCCCGACGGCCGCAAACATCAGTCGGCCATGGGCAAAGCTCCTTTTCCTTGGGAAAACGCGAGTGATTCGCGCTGTAGGCTCAGTGATCAGCTCTGTAATGAGGCGACCGCGCTCTTAACGTCCGCCTTCTTCAAAGCCAAGCTCCAGCTCCAGCCGGTCGAATCCGGCGACGCCGCGGCCAAGGTCGCCGCCGAGACGGCCCTGCGTTGGATGCTCTTCCAGCACTGCGCCGACGATCTGCGCCGCGAAGTCGAACTGCTCGCCAATTACCAGGAAATGTATGGCCTCGGCATCATGCACGTCGCCTGGCGCCGCACCACCCGCGTCGAGAAGAAGACGATAACCTTGGACGAACTCCAAGCCATGCTCGTCGAGACGGCCGACCCGATGATCCAGATTCTCCTCGAGAGCATCATGGACCCGCTCCAGGAAGAAGACGCCGTCCAGATGCTCCGCGACCTCGTCAGCCCTGGGGCAGGGAAGGTGAGTGTCGTCCGCGACCTTCGTAATAACGGCGCCGCCGAATACGAAAACCCCTACATCTTCGAGAACCGTCCCGAATTCGTCGCCCTCGAGCCCTGGGAAGACGTCTACTTCCCGGCCAGCACGCACGACCTCCAACGCGCCCGGTGGATCGCCTGGCGCGAGCTCGTCACCACGACCGAGCTCAAAGAGCGCCAGCTCACCGACGACTACGACAAAGCCTTCGTCGAGGAAGCCCTCAAGAAGAAAGGCAACTACCGCCGCCCCATCCGCAACTACTACCGCAGCGAGACCATTTCCCTCGAGACAGAGAACGAACTCATCGAAATCTGGCACTACTACGCCCGGCAAAGCGACAAGACCGGCGCGACCAAGGTGCATTACTGCGTCCTCCACGCCGACATCCCCGAGATGGCCGCCGTCTCCGACCTCATGCCATTCGAGCACGGGCAATACCCCTTCGTGGAATTCGCCCGCGAGCGCGCCTCCCGCTGCCTCCTCGAGAGCCGCGGCATTCCCGAGCTCGTCGAGTCCGCCCAGGAAGAAATCAAAATCCAGCGCGACTATCGAAGTGATCGCAGCTCGATCGCGGTGCTCCCGCCCGTGCGCGTGCCCGCGAACCGCGGCAAGCTCTCCCTCGTCTTCGGCCCCGGCGCCCAGATCAGCGAGCGCCGGCCGAACGAATTCGGCTGGATGCAACCGCCGCCCTTCGACCAGGGCACCATCGAGATCGAGGCCGCCACCCGCCGCGACGTCGATATGTATTTCGGCCGCATCAGCAAGGACGTCCCGCAGCCGCTCACCGTCATGATGCAGCAGATGCAGGTCGACCGCTGGCTCCGCTCCTGCAAAGCCGTCGTCGCCCAGGCCTTTGCTCTGATGCAGCAATACCTCACCGACATGGAGATCATGCGCGTCTCCGGCAGCCTCCCGGCGCCCTTCCAAGTTTCCCGCGAGCAGATCCAGGGCCGGTTCGACCTGACCGCGGAATTCGACGTCCGCGACCTCGACATGGAAATGGTCGGCAAGCGTCTTGATGCCGTGGCCAAACTCGCCGTTCCCCTCGACGTCGCCGGAGTGATTGATAGAGCGGGCCTGGTCCAATTCGTCATGTCGGCGATTGACCCGAGCCTGGCGCAGCGCATCGTCCGCAGCCAGGAAGTCGCCACCGCCCAAGAGGCCGAGGACGAGCAGCTCGCCTACACCAAGATCGCCGCGGGCACGGAACCGCCATTACCGAGGGAGGGGATGAACGCCCAGCTCCGCATGCAAGTGTTGCAAGGCATCGTCCAGGCCAACCCCGCCGTCCAGCAACGCTACGGCTCGGACGAAATCTTCAAGCAAATGATCGACGCCCGAATGAAGGCCTTTCAGTTCCAACTCCAACAAGTCCAGAACGCCCAGATCGGCCGGGTCGGAGCGGTTCCGGCCCTACAAGGCCAACCCATGACAGCACAAGCAGCATGAACCGCTCCGAAGTCATCAGTCATCAGTCTTCAGTAGTCAGTCCTGCCAACTGCCAGCCGAGGCTTTGCGAGACAGGCTTCGCAGGGCGAAGCCAACCGATACTGCCAACTGCCAACTCCTTCCTCTTCCTATGAGCCCGAACGTCAACGTCCGCAATCTTCCAGGCTTCGGCATTCCCGAATACGACAGCGTCGACCTCAACTACGTCGGTTCGACCAACAACCTCGACACAGTCGTCTACAAGAAATCCACGACCACCGTGGCGACCCTGACCTTCACCTACGTCGGCGGGGTTCCGTCCACCGACGACGCCAGGATCGACACCGTCACGAAGTCCTAATGCCCTTCAAGTTCAATCCATTTAGCGGCAACTTCGACCAGACCGGCTCTGGTGGAGGCGGCGCCAGCTACATCGACGGCGAGGTTGCGACCTACAACGACTTGCCGCTCGACGGCACGGCGCCGCTCGACAGCGCATGGCTGGTCCGCAGCGCCTCCGGTGTCTGGCCGGTCAGCCGCAAGCAGGCCGGCATCTACATCCGCACGGCGACCGCCGGATCATCGCGGGACGCCGACTACACATACGCTGGCACCATGCCGGACGTTTTCTCGGATGCGAACTTCACGCTCTACGACGAGGCTTCGACCACGCGCACCGGCCAATTCAATCTCGGCAGCATCACCGCCGGACAGAACCGCGTGCTCACATGGCCGGACGGCAACGGCACCATCGCCCGCACCGAAGACTTCGCCGCACCGCCCGCCATCGGCTCGACCACCCGCAACACGATAGCCGCGACCACGCTAAACGCGAACAACGGCACGATCACCGCGAGTGCGCCTGTGCTCGACCTTTCGCAGACATGGAACAATGCGGCGGTGACGTTCACGGGGTTGCGTTTCAACGTGACTAATACGGCAAGTGCGGCGGCATCACTCCTAGCAGATTTCCAAGTCGGCGGAACTTCAATCGTCAACATTGGCCGCGACGGATTTATTGGAAGCGCAAACGCAGGAATAAACGTCCGCGCAACTGGTTCACTAAATCGACTGTCGTTTTTCTCTCAAGGGGCCACACGACTACTTCACAACAACAGCATTTTGCTCAACGAAAGCGACGGCGGCTACGGATGGGTGACAAGCGGTGCTCCGACCAGCTTGGGTTTTGACACGGGTATTTTTCGCGGTGGTGCTGGAATAATTGAGCAGAGAAATGGAGCAAACGCACAGGCGTATAGGCTCTACAACACCTTCACGGACGCATCCAACTACGAGCGCGGCTTCATGCGCTGGTCGAGCAACGTGTTGCAGATCGGCACGGAGAAGGGCGGCACGGGCAGCGCGAGGGCTTTGGAGTTTCAGACGGATGGAATAACACGGCTTTCTATATCGACTGGAGGAAGCATTTTACACGGAATATCCACTGGCGTTTTTGGCTGGACAGGCTCAACACTGCTTCGACCTGTAGATGGAAATGGGACTTTGGTGTTGTCTAACAACACGCAATCAGATTTTGGTCGCCTCCAATTCGGCGGCACAACAAGCAGCTTCCCCGCCCTCAAACGCTCCTCGACAACCCTGCAAGTGCGGCTCGCGGATGATTCGGCGGATGCGCCGTTGAGTTGTTCTGTTTTGACAGTGTCTTCTGACGGTGCAAGTGGATCAAACAATGGAGCTATTCGCATAGGCACAGAAGGAGTTGGCTTTTATCGAAGGGCTACTAACTCGCTTACTTTTAGCGCGGGTAACGCAGAATTTGGGCCTTCTACATTTTCTGTGTCTTCATCCATCACATTTGGAATCGGCGGCAACGCTGCTCAATCCATCGTGCGAGAAGCAGCAAACGACACAGGAATCCGAAACGCTGGCAATGCACAATCCTTCCGTATTTTTAACACGTTCACCAGCACAACGTCTTTTGAACGCGCCAACTTCCGCTGGGCGTCCAACGAGTTTATCATCGACGCTGAAGCAGGAAGCGGCGGTGGCACACTTCGCGGCATAAAGATCGGCTCCGCGACATCCTCGCTTCTTGGTTTCTACGGCGCGACCCCTGTGGATCGTCCCGCAACCGTAGCCGACCCAACAGGCGGCGGCACAATCGACGCCGAAGCCCGCACCGCGATCAACGACATCATTGATCGTCTGCAAGAACTTGGCCTCATCGCGTAATCTTTATGCTAACCAACCCAACACCCATCGAAGTGCCTGCCGTGGCCGCAAAGGTCTACGACAAGCTCCATCTGTATTCGCTTAACGCGATTCATCCGACCACCGACGGCGGAAGCATCACGGTCGAACTGTTGCCCGCGACCGCAGACGGCGAACTGGCCACAGGCGACAAAGTGCAACGGCTTTCTTGCCCGCTCTATCCAGCGCTGAACGAAGTTCCCGAATTGGCCGCTGCGTTTGCCGCTGTTCTCGCCGCGATTCCCGCTACACAGGCTTGGCTGGCCGCGCAACAGGAGGCTCCGAGCAATGAGTAAGCAAGTCATCATCAGCGAAGAGCAGGCCAAGCTGGTCATGCAGTGCTTGGATCTCGCCGTGAAGACCGGCGGGCTCAACGCCGCCGCCGCGATCCTGCCCATCGCCCGAGACATCGAGCAGCAACTAACTGCCTTTTCCGAACCCTCCGAGTCTTAGTGCCCCTGTGAGATGAAAACCGTTTCTGTTCAGAGCATCTTGTTGAACGCCGCCAGCCGCGCCGGCCTTGACGGAAGTAGTGTCGATAATTTGAGCAGCACGACCAAGACGATCATGCTGTCAAACCTCGACATCCACCTGCGCGCCGCATGGGAGTTTTTCGATTGGCCAGACCTCGTCCGCATCGAGCAGCGCACCGTCCAGACCGGCGTAGATGACGACATCTATCTGGATCTGGCCCAAGCCGGTGAGACCGAGATCGGCACGCTCTTCACCGTCTACCAGGACAACCCGAACACCCACGCCGCGCCGCGTGAGATCAACTTCTGGGTAGACGTGGACAAAATCCGCCTCCCGTCCGATTGCCCTGATGAAGTGTATGTCAGGTTTCGCACTGTCCCGACCGAGATCAGCGCCACGACCAGCACCGCGCTCGCGCAGACCGTTCCTGCCATTCTCGCTGATTATATTCGGTTTATGCTGACGGCGGATTTGATGACTGAAGATGGACAAGAAGATAAGTCCCAAGTCATGCAGCAACGCGCCGAGACCTATCTCGTCTCCGAGATGGACAAAGTGATTTTCCAACAACGCCAGCCGCGCCGGTGGTCCGCGCAGGTCGGCCCTTACTAACAGCTAACAAATCAAAACTATGGGATTCCCTAATAACCGCATAACGAACCGCACCAGCGGATCACAACTCATCACCGGAACAACTCAAGTTGACGGCGAGTTTGTCTCAATCGACAGCCTCGACAACGCGACCAAGTTTGAAGTGCTCACCGGCAACGGCACCGGCATTGCCAACGTGACCAGCGGCAGCGCCATCGCCATCCCGGCCGGCGTAACCATCGACGGCTATTTCACGGCCATCAA